TCAACGGCTGGAACATTTACATTACCAACAACCGGAGTTTTATCTGGAACACAAATCAATATTAAAAATTTTACATCTGCAACAATCATTTTAGCGATGGCATCATTAATACAATATACAGGATTAACCGTTCAGTCGGGATCACAACAAATACTTTCTTCAACAATATGGCAGGGTTATTATAATGGCACATCGTGGGTTGAATCAGTATTACGGGATAAAATAACTAATTTAAATGTTTTAGGCACGTTGACTTTATCATCTAGTTTAACAATTAATAACATAGTTCAAGCAAATTCTGGAGACATTAAATTATATGACACTTCAAACACTCAAGACATTTATATGGGTGAATCATTACCTGCAGGAAGAACATTAAGACTTTGTAATACAACAGCAGGAACATCAGGAGGATCAGTTCATTGTTGTAATGTTGGATTCGATGCATCACATATTAATAATGCAACAGCACCCACAACAGGACTTTTAAAATTAGGTAATTCACAAACTACAGGGGCTTTATACATCGGGGGTGGATCAGCATCAGCGACTCGAACAACAGGACCTATATTGATTGGGGCAGATTCAACAGCATCAGGAGGAATAAATATTGGAACAGATACAGATTTAGGAGTCCCAACAGATAACACTATAAATATTGGTAGTTCAGGATATGCGACAATTGTTAAAGGATCATTATCAGTTGTTAATGGTTTAACAGTCTCAGGGGGTAATATATCATTAACAACAACAGCAGGAACAATTACAGCCCCTTCTGGTGGAAATTTAATAGGACCTTATAAAAATGCGGTATCATCAAGTGCATCTATTACAACAGGGGGTATGATTACTGGGACATCTTTAGTGCTTGGAGGTGGGGCTATAACATCGTGTGGGACAATAAACGCATCTGGATTGATTACAGCAGACGGAGGCATACAATTACCATCAGGAGACTCAATAAATGTGGTGGGGACAATAACGGGTTCAGGGGCTATTTCAACATCAGGGAATATTTCAACATCAAGTTCGGGTACAATAACATCTGCAGGATTGCTTACAGGAAATTCAGGTTTGACCATAACGGGAGCAACTTCAATAAATTCAACAGGAACAACCGCGATTTCAATCGGAAATACATCTACACCCGCCGCGTCATTGAGTATTATATCAGTAAATGGTAGAGAATGTGGAGGTATTCGTTTAGTATCAACAGCAGTATCAGTCGACTTATCATCAACTGCAAATACATATAATTTAGAACTTCTTGTTCTTGTAACTGGTTCGTCCGCAACTGATATTAATGTTAGACTTCCTCCAGTAGGGACATCTACTAATATGAGGATTACTATAAGAGGTGCAAAAACAGGAACAGGAAATATAAACGTAACATCACTAGCATCAAATATGATTTTAATTACACAAACAACAACGGTATCATCATCAATATTTGATAAAGCAGGGGTAGACAGATATTTTAGTAATGGGACAAATTGGTATGCAATTTAGGTATAATTATATTGAAATCGCATAAAAATAAATATCTAAGTTTATATAATATATGTCAGGAAAAGGCTTAGGTCAATTAAAACACTCATTTAATAATTTGTCTTTAGAGACTGCCACCATGCCGCCAAATGTTAAAGATATTTTAAACCGTCGGGGAGATGCTATTGTTAATTCAATCAAAATAGGAAGAACTCCAGTCCAATCAGCAATACAAGGAATATTAAAAACTTTATCAACAGTTCCATACGATCAACTATTTCATTTGTTTATGATCTTTAAAACAACTAAAGGAGATATACTATTTGAAAAGAATGCAAGAATAAACGCCTCAACGACAATTCCAAAATCAGAAGATTGGTATGATATTAATTCTGTCCCGCGTAAAACATTAAATGATTATATACAAACTGCTAAAAAAGCGATGGGGTCTAAATTTTTTCCGTATCATCCAAGCACCAATAATTGTCAAGATTTTATAAAAGGCGTCTTAGAATCAAATGGAATCAATGATATAAATGCGATAAACTTTGTAAAACAGGATACTACCATGATATTTAAAAATAAAGGATGGCTATCAAATATGGCTAAAGGAGTTACGGATTTAGGAGGTTATGCTGATGTGATTCTTCAGGGAGGTTCAATATCAAAACGGCTATCTAATGAATTAACTAATGGAGAGTTATCTCAATTAGTTAAACATTATAAAATTAAAAATTATCATGGGGCTTACATAGATGATAAAATGCCTCTTAAATTAAAAAATGGGTATTATATCATCAATCTAAATGGTCGTAGTCATTGGACTGTTTTGTTGAAAGATGGAGATAAATATTATTATTTTGATTCTTATGGATTTGTTGCCTCAGCCGAAGTTGAAGATCAAATAGGTGAATACATTTATTCTGACCTTCAATTACAACATCTTAATAGTTCATCATGTGGCTTTTTCGTAATCGCATGGATGAGATTTATGCAAAATCATAAACATAATGATAAAAAGATCTGTTATAAGAGCTTTTTAAATTTATTTCATAAGGATCCTAAAAAGAATGAGATTATACTTAATGATCTATTGAATTAAACTTGATAAAAATTGGTGAAGTTTTTGCGTAGATGTTTGCTTTTATCCTTGGTCTTCAGATCAACTAAGAAAAAATTTAATGGTTCAGAAGTTGCATCATCATATAACTTTCTAAAAGTGTCTTTTTCAACATTATAAATATTATGATTCCTAATTATATTATTTATTGTTATGTTATCATTCAGCTTGAATATGAAAAAATACTGGCAGTTTCTAACAATAGTCTTTGGTATAGATACGTAATTTTGAGCCATAATGACAACTGTGAATCCGAGCTTTCTGCCTCCTGTGAAATACTCTTTTACCTTCTTAAAATCTTTTGATGACATATTGATTACATCATCAAAAACGATTAATTTTTCATGTTGTGAATCTCCTACAAACTCACTTAATGATGGTAGTTCTTCAATATTACTTATTAATTTTAATTCAGGTATCTTTTTTTGTAATAGTTTTAATAAAGGTTCATCAGTTGATACTGGATTGAATATGATTATATCAAAATATTTATTACTTTGTTTTGAAATTAGATTTAACAATGCATTACTCTTTCCGCTTCCAGTTCCGCCTATGATTCCTATCATTGAATTTGGTAATATGTGATGATTCTTAAAATGCTTATCTAATTTAGTTTCAGATTTATCTTCCTTTGATAATTTATCATAAAAGTTTATCATTAATATAAATTAGTTTAGATTTTATTTTCTATTATAATATTATAAATGAGTTTTATTTTAACTTTGAATTCAACTAATGTATCCAATACAAACACCAACACCACATTCACATATAAGTTTATTAATGGTAGTTTTACATGTAAGGATTATGAGATGTGTATCAGTAGTATTACTTTGCCTTATAGCTTTTTTAATGTGTCATCATATTATGATAATAAAACATTTAGTTTAATATTTCCTACGGGTGCTTTAACTACTACATTTTCTTTTTCTCTTCCTGATGGTTTCTATACAATTAATGATATTAATAGTTATATTCAACAACAATGTATAATAAATGGAGCTTATTTGATTGATAGTTCTGGCGATTATGTCTATTTTGTTAAAATGATGTATAATGCAACCTATTATGCGGTTCAGTTTTTATATTATTTGGTTCCTTCATCGATTGGGACATATACGCGACCTTCAAGTGGTTTATATGCCTTAGACTCTTCTGCATATGGATTACCAACAACCGCTAAAACTCCTCAACTAGTTCTGGCATCAACGGGATCAATAAAAACTATTATGGGCTTTGAAGCTGGGACATATCCGTCATCTCCGGCTACTGCATCAAATAATGTATTATCAACATTAACTCCAATAGGTTCAAATGTGAATTCTATTCTTATGCAATGTTCTTTAATTTCTAATAGATGTGCTAATCCGACTGATATTATTGATTCAATGCCAATTAATGATGTTAGTTTTGGTTCTAATATTACATATCAACCATCATTTGAAAGATTCGTGACTGTTTCAGATGGGACATTTAATACTTTTACATTTAGTTTTAGAGATCAGAATTTGAATGAGATATATGCAAAAGATCCAAATGTATCAATTACATTAATTATTAGGCCAAAGAAAAAATAAATATCTAAAACTAATTATATATAAATAAATGGTTAGACATCATGTTTTAATTGGATTAGGTTTTAAAAGAAAAAATTTTAGAAATAGAGCACTCAAATATTTAATGGATAGAAAGATTATAGGAAGCGGTATGAGACCTGCTATATGGAGCGGTCATGAAACTATGAGACCCGCTGTAATGCCTTATTCACGACCTACAAAAGGAAGCGGTCCTATGACTATGAGACCCGCTGTAGAGCCCCCTTCTAATTCACGACAACGAGCACCACTAAAATTCAATTATTAATAATCAATATTAAAATGTTTTAAGTAGTATATTAAGTTTTCTTTCAAGTTGGTAGTTGGACCCCAAAGGAGCCACATACTTAAGGCCCCTCTAGATATAGGATTTTCCCAGTCTTCATTCACTTTATGACGCTTTAAATAATTACTGCGTTTAACTTTATCATGATGATCTAGAAAAGTTGATGAATTCTTACTACCAAAATGAATAGTTAAGTTCGGTTCTGTAAATGTAATTACTAATTTTTTACTGGGTTTATTTGATTTCTTTAATGAAATGAATTTCATATTTATAATATAATCTAAGATAATATTATAAATAATGTTTTCTGAGGTGTTTTGCCCTTATGGTTTTTGTTCTAAATATTTTAAATGTTTTCTAGATTTCTGATGGCGAGCTTTAGAACAATAGGTTATTTCACAACCACACTCACATTTAATAATCATTAATCTTTTTGTATTAATTTCATCTTTTTTGTTTTCATAATATTGTTTTGCTTGTTGTTTTGCTTTTTCATTATTATCTTGATAATATTGTTTTAACTGTTCTATATTTTCTTTTCTATACTGTTTATTAGTTTCTTTATATTGCTCTTTGTGATCTTGATAATGTTTTTTATTATAAAGTGTTATTTGTTCTTTGTGATCTTGATAATATTTTTTATCAATTTCTTTTTTAATTATCTTTTCTTCTTCATCTGATACATAAGCTCTTTGTCTATTTAACGTTGCTTTTAGCTCTTTCATCATTCGATCTTCTTCCATTAATAAATTAATTTTACTATCACATGGATATTCTTTTATTACAATTATTTTAAACTGATCCCATCCCCCATTTTCACGAATCATTTTATACACTTTCATGTTATATTTACTATTATTTTCACTATTGCAACAAAATTTATGATCTTGTTTTCGTTTAACGAAGTTAGTTGAACTTCCCACGTATAATAATTCTGGATTTTCAAGATGCTCTATTTTATATATAATTGATTTTGAATAGTCTATCTTATATTTTGGCATATTTTAATATATTATGATATATTATATATCTTTTTAAATAGATTAAAAATAAATGCTATTTCTTCAATATTGAATCTAAAGAAATTGAACGCTTTTGTTGTAATGGCTTTGGTAGTTCGATTACTTGCTCTTCAATTTGAGACTCTAATTCTACTCTTCGATGGATAGATAATAAATTAAAACAACATTTAACTTCATCACATTTAGATTTAAAAATATATTGCCCTAATGCTAAAATACACGCAATCAATGATGATATTAAAAAACTTAAAAAAACTTCACTTAGCATTTATCTTTTATATAATATCATTAGACATTTATTATTATAAATCATTTAGTCCATGATGTAAATTATATTTTGTAATAAATTCGTTTAGATCATGTTTTGACATTGATGTATTACACAACATGCAAATAGGAACTAAATTATCTAACGATGATGAACCGCCATTAATATGAGCTTTAATATGACCTGCATGAAAATTACCAATTGAAATAGTTTCTCTTAAACAGCACTGACATTTACCCTCTCTTTGATTTTTAAAATAATTTATCCATAATGCATTCCTAACACATTTAGGTATTGGCTCTCGTTTTATTTCTCTTTCGTTGTCTGGTTCTGATGTAGTATCATCTTTCATATTGCAATTATAACAATGCAGATAACTATTCTTAACCTTATTTGTATTACACTTCGGACAAATCTTCATTTTAAATTACTTTAGATAATAATTTAAAATGATTTTCTTAATTTAAATTAATTCGATAAATCCATTTTAGATTCAATAAAATTTTGTAAGTGCTTATTGACATATCGTTTTACTTGTTCTTCTTGGATCCTATGAATTATTTTTTCAGTTCTTTCAGTTGTCTCGTTCATCATGAGTTGATATCGTGATAATTTTTCTTGATATTTATCACTCAATAATATTAGATCGTCGTCAGTTAAATCTGATACATTGTAAATTGTTGGCATTATAATATTAAAGTAGAAATTAAAATAATATTTTGAATAATTCGAAAGCCATTTAACGAGCCCTGACGCTGTTTTATTAGTTGGTTTTGTTGCTTGTTCTTAATGCGTCTTGTTTTTCTTCTTTTTTTATAACATTTTATTATCTCATCTTGTGAATAGTTATTATATATAACCCTT